AATACATGTTTTAATTCACTTTTGATATTTAGTGGAGTTTTGGGCTCTGGAAACTTGTTATTTGCTCAAGAGAAACCCAATATCGTGGTGTTCATAGCGGATGATGCAGGCATGGACTTTGGTTGTTATGGTAATTTGGCAATTAAAGCTCCGAATATAGACAGAATTGCAAAGCAGGGAGTCCGTTTTCAAAATGCGTTTTTGACATCACCGCAGTCCAGTCCATCTAGAACCAGTATGATGACAGGTATGTTTGCCCATACGATTGGGACAGAGGATTTGCATATGCCGATCGATGAATCGACTCGTATGATGCCCTCCTATTTTAAGGAGGCAGGATATTTTACGGGCTCTATGTTGAAAACTCATTGGGGTTCCAATGGGGATAAGCAGTTTGATCGGATGATCTCGGGAACGTATCTTCCCAATGGTGGGGATTTGTCCGAAGAGACCTTTCGGAATTACGAGCGATTTATTGATGATAGTGCTGATCATCCGTTTTTTCTTTGGGTAGGATTCCATGATTGCCACCGTCCTTATTTCCGTGATGTCTGCCCTCAGGAGAATGATCCTTCAAGAGTGAAGGTTCCTCCTTATTTGGTGGATGGAGCGGATACACGGCGGGATCTGGCGGATTATTATGATGAGATTACTCGTATGGACGGGCATATAGGTC